ATGATCTCGCCGCCGCCCACGTAGGGGATGCGATCCTGGCTGGTCTGGAGCGCGATGTAGTCCTCTTGCATGCGGGTCTGCAACCAGTCCACGCCGCGGATGATGTCCAGGTACTTGCCGGCCTCCGAGGTATAGCCCGCGTAGGTAATGGGGTTGCCGGCCACGCTCTCGTAGTAGTTGCACCGCTTGCTGCGCAGGGCGCCGCGCTCCGAGCTGGTGAAGCTGTCGGTGGCCACGCCGGAGAGGGACTTGTAGGCCCAGTTCGTTGCCCCGGGATCCTCCGGCAGCATCCGCCCGAACCACGCCGCCTCGGGGTAGGTGCTGTCGCCGTCGCTCTTGTAGAGCACCGCCGTCCGGCTGTAGTTCTGGGAGAGCAGAGTGGAGGCGATGTCGGTATCGTCCTGATCGTCCAGGATGGCCTGCTCGGTGCTCACCGCGATGTACAGCCGCCCCCGGGCCTGCGCCTCCGCCGCCACCAGCTCGATGTCCGCCGCCGTGCGCGTCTCCACCGCCAGGGCGTACCAGTCGGCGTCAGTGTCGTTGATGATGTTGGCAATGATGTCGGTCCAGGTGTCGTCCGTGGCGTCCTTGTGGCCGATCTTAAGCGAGGAGAACCCTTCGCCCTGCGCGAACGCCTCCTGGGCGAACGCGTACGGCTCGGTGCCGGTGGCGTAGTCGTTTTCCACCTCGCTCAGCGAGGCATAGGGGCCGTTCACCTCCGCGCTGGCGAAGGTGGTGTCCTCGGTGATGAACAGCAGCGTTCCGAAGCCGGCCCGGGTAACGGTCTGGGCCTCGAACGAGACCTGAATGTCGGCGTAATCGCTGAGTGCCATGTCTTACTCCAGGGTGGTGTCTGTAGTCTCGGAAGCGTCGCCGCTTTCGACGGTCCCGGTGATCTCGGCGGTATCCAGAAGTCCGGCGTCGTCGCTCTGGGTGACGGTGTGGCCGAACCTCGCGTCAAAAGTGGCCCGTGGCTCCCAGGCGGTGTCCACCAGTCCCGGCGTGTCGGCCAGCAATTCGGTGTCCCGCAGTGCCCAGCCATTGGCGGCCAGGTAGTCGCGCACGCCGGGCAGTTCCAGGCTGTCCCGCAGGTACTCGGCCCGCTCCAGGGCGGCCCGGGGATCGGCGGTATCGGCTGCCTCGTGTATCTGGATGCTAATCGTCACCTCGCGCTGCGCCTGCACCTCAACCGCCCCCTCGGTATCAGGCGGGGTGGTGTAGGGCAGGGCGACCCGGGCGCTGTTGATCACCTGGAGGCTGGCGTAGGGTCGGGCCGGGCGCGGGGCGTTGGGGTGCTGCCATATAGCCGTAATGCCGGTCCGGTCAGCCACCCATTGCCGCAGCGAGTCCGTGCTCACTGTTCAGGCTCCCTGGTCACTACGGCGCGGTGGTGCGGGATGATCCCGTTGCGCCACTCTTGCGTCGCTCCGACCTCGAAAGTGGCGCCGTCGATCTCCACCCGGTCCGCGTTGGTTCCAGCGTTGGCGTCGGCTTGGCGCAGGGCGGGCTCCCCGTAGAGGGTGTATGCCTCGCGCCCCCGGCGCCCCTCCGGCAGCCGCTGCATGTCGTCCGGGCTGGTCGGCTGCACGGAATAGCGGCCATCGAATGTGGAGGCCGTGCCCTCCTGCCAGATGCCGTCCACGTACTGCCCGGGGTCGGTGCGGGTCACGGTCAGCGTCCGCCGGAACATCAATCGGCCTTCCAGGTGACAGAGCGCAACAGCTGCTTGGTGTCGATCAGCGGATTGGTGCTGCCGCGCTTGCCGGCGATGGTGCTTGGCGCGTTGGGCGGCTTATCCAGGGCTGTCATGTACTCCTGGATCTGGCCGGCGTGCTTTTCTCCCAACAGCCCAACAGCACGCTCGACATCGATGGTCCCGCGAAAGACTAGTCCGACGAGTCGGTCCTTTGTGCTGCCCAGGTCCTGCTTGTGCTCGCCGTAGGCGCCCCGGATAAAGGGACGGGCCGGAATGGTGTCGGTGCCTAACTCGTTTGCCGCGGCAATCAGCACCATGTCGGCCCCGTCGTCGCGGGTGGCGTCACCAAACACGCCAACTTTTGCGCCGGCCCCCTCCAGCTCCTTGGCTTGGCGATGGATGCGCTCCCAGCCCTTGTCCCGGTCCACCACCTCGTTGCGCGCCATCAGACGTGCCTCGTGCGGGCGCCGATTACGTATTGGCGGCGCAGCCGGAGGAGCTCAAGCCCGTAGCTGGTGGTTTGGAGCGGCCCCTCTCCGACATCCACCGTGTTGAAGGTCGCTGATAGCTGGCCTTCCTGGAGGGTGGACACCTTCCCCGGGGCGCCGCCGTATTCCTGGCTTCGCTGAGCCAGCGTCAATGTATGGGCAGCCAGCAGCGCCACGGCGTGCTCGTACTGATCGCCGAAGACGCTACCGGTCTGCGAATCAGCGAGATCCAGGTGGGTCTGCTTGTTGGCGGCAGACGCCAATTCGGGCGCGATTGCGTCCAGGATCTCGCTTGCAGTGGCCATTACTGGTCACCGCTCGCGGCGTTGATCTTGTCGATCTGCTTCTGCGCCGCCTGGGCCACCGTGGAGCGGCTGTCCTCCGCCAGTTCCTGGAGTCGCTCCATGTCGTAGATCTCGGGGATCTCCTTGGCCAGCTCGGTGGCGGATGGCTCCTTGCCCTTGGCCTGCACTTCCTCTAGCAGCCCCTTGTCGATCTTCTGCTTGCCGATGGGGTGCTTCTGGATGCGCTTCCAGTTGTCTTCGGCCACGCTGTTCAGGCCGGGGGTGAAGGTCACCCCCTCGATGCGCTGCATGCGGGCCTGGTTGTTGCGAACCTTGACGCCCATCAGATGCCCTCCCCGACGGCCTGGGACAGCGGGTAGTAGATCAGCACGCCCGCGATCCGGGAGTGGCAGGGAACCACGAACTCCAGTCCGCGCTCCTGGACCGACAGCTGCTCGAACATCTGCGGCATCTCCAGGGTCATGGCGTCCGGGTCGCGCCGGTACGCAATCATGATCTCGCCGCTGAACGGATCGCTGTCGAGGTTCGCCGTGCGGTTGGCCTCCAGGATCTCGTTGCTCCACTCGATGGTGTCGATGTACGGATTGTTCCGCAGGAAGTAGTCCGCGATGGTCGTGTCCGAGTCGCCGGAGCGCGGGGTGCTGTGGATGTAGCTGTAGCGGTTGATGGGCAGCACCAGGGTGTCAGGCTGCTCGGCGCCGTTGGTGTCCTCGACGATGCCGTTGACCAGATCGTTCATGTCCAAAAGGACCTCGTCGGCGGTCTTGTCGGCCCACAGCGTGGAGGTCCCGCCGCTGTTCTGCGCCACGGTGGCGGACGGGATGTTGGGGTTGGTAAGCCACCCTTGCAGGCCGTGGTCCGAATCCCCATAGAAGGCGATCCGGTTCCAGGCCTCGCGCTGGGCACGTACCGCCGCATTCGCCTTGCGCTGCTCCAGGTTGCGGTTGGCGAACTGCGCGTTGCGGATCTCCTGAAGGCTGTAGCCGTAGGAGTTGCCGACCGAGCGCACCCGGGCCACGAACTGCTTGCCCTTGACGTCGGAGCGAGGCAGGTCGTCGGCGTAGTCCGCGATCACCTTGGCCATGCCGGTCATGTCGTACTGCTCGTAGACGATGGACTCGGCGCCGGGGCCGGCGGTGGAATCGGTTGGGATCAGGTCGAATGCTCGGAGCGGGGCCCGTACCACATCGTAGGTCTGGCCCTTGATGTATTCGAGCTGCCGGGTAAAGAACATGGACGGCGCATCGTTGCGGACGGCACCGTCATCGAGAGCGTTCCAGAGGCTCATGGTTATTGCTCCTTAGCCGTTAGGGAAGCTGGATTTCGACGATGACCAGATCGCCGGTATCGCCGCCGGTGCGGAACACGCCGCCGGTCGCCAGGTTGTCGGTGGAAACGCTGGTGAACTTGCCTTCCTCGCCAGAGGTGGACACGTCCACATAGGCCGTCTCTCCCGCGGTCACGCCATCCTCAGTCAGCTCACCGTAGACCCGCCCGCGCCGCAGCACGTTTACGGTATCGGTGTCGCGGTATTCCGCTCCGGTGGTGTACTCCTGGCCGAGGTTCGCGGTCTCGTCCAGGCCCTGCTCCTGGCTGTGGGTGAACACCGCGATGCCGGCGAAGGTGCCGGTAGCGTCCGCAGGGACCGCCACCTGCTTGGTGGCATCGGTGCCGAAGATAACGCCGCGCCCGAACGGGATAGCTCCTTCCGCGGCAAAGCTCTCGATGTGGTCGTAGTCCATCCCCGCGAGCTGCCCGGCCTGGGCGGCGTCGAGGCTGAAACCGTAGTTTCCGGTCTGGCTCATTGCTCAGGCCTCCTAGTGGGTCTGTTTTTCGGGCCGCTTCCAGGCGGACCGGATGGATTCCATGGCCGCATCGCGCTTGGCCTCCGGGGTATCCTGGCCGTCGCCCGCCGGGGCCGTAGCGCCGGCGGTCTCACGCTGCTTGGCCATGGCATCGCCG